AAACTTAACTACAACAAAGTCTTCAGGTAACGTCATCCTAATAACGATTCTAACCTACTAGATAGAATAAACGACGTGTGCCATACTTCTTTTTTCTTAAGTATGTTGGTAAAGTTCCATTTATTACACATATCTATAAAATACACCCAATCAGTAGTCGTGTCTTGATCAAGTTGCTTACTATAATACATGCATTCTGACTCGTGTGACATAACCTCGTTAAGATCAAACACTTTCATATTCTTTTCGTAGTGTTCTTGCTGTTCTTGTGTTAGCTCTATTTCACCATCTAACCACTTTTGAACTCTAGCTTTACCGAATCTTGGTATTCCGGGAACGTTATCAGATTTATCACCTAATAAGCATTTTGCCTTTAGCCATACACTCATATCGTACCCAGTATCTTCTTTAAACGTATCAATAACAAACTCACGCTTACGTATCGGGTCAAACAGTATAGTATTTTTATCAACTAATTGAAGAAAGTCTCTATCTACTGAAACAATAACTTTTTTACCTTCTGTAGTCTTGCAAATATACGCTACTATATCATCTGCTTCACGTTCGCGAGGAAATATCGACGGTATACCCAACCCACTAAGCATAGCTTTAATGGTCTCATTTTGTTCATGCGGTGTACTATCTTTAGAACGGTTACCTTTGTAACCCTCCATCTCTTCTTTACGGATATTAGGCTTATAATCTACCTTTTCATCCCATACAACAATTGTTTTTGTTGGCTTATACTTAGTTACATAAGAATGAATAGCATTAAGAGTAAAGTAAATATGAAAGTTGGCTATCTCTTCTTGTGTATCTACACCATTGCGTTTAGATTGCGTTTTTGCAGTCCAAAAAGTACGGTGTATGAGATTATTGCCGTCAATTATTAGCGTTTTCATTTTTCTTATATTGTTTCTTAACTACATTATAGACATCCTTAGATAGTCTCTCTACATATTTTATTATATCAGTGTTCCTTCCTCGTTCAAACGACTCAAAAGGAACTTTGATATTTTCCATGTCTGGAATTACTAAGCAGTTTACAGTATCTGCCTCTACACTTACAATAATAAACATCTTACCAGCGTGATCACCATGATGAACAGCGTAAGCTTCACGTTCTTTATAGCGGGCCTTTCGTTGGGTCATATCCTGTTCTCATACAAAAGTATTTTACTAATAGAGTGTCTAACGCGTCTTGTTGTTGGCTAGAAGGAGCTCCTTCTAACTGTACAACCTTACCGTCAAAGTCATATCCTATAACTATAAAGCTATCTAAGTACTCAAAGACTATTGCTTTAATGGCTTCAATTAATTGACCTCTACTTTTATATTCTTTTTGATTAACTAAGTTAGACTTAAGAGCTGCTTCTATAAGTTCGCGTATTTCATCGTCAGGCTCTTGCTTTTCGCTCATAAATTTATTTATCCTTTACCTGCGACACTCCGTTGTCTAGTAGCTTATTAACTACAACCTCTATAGAATGTGTCTTTAAGCTATAACCGTTTTTAAAGATTCGATTACCATCATCAAACGCAAACAAATACTCGTCCTTAAATGGCCTATTTTCGAAGCATGTAATAAACAATGAAGTTTTACCTGGATCAACTAATATAGTCCACTTACGTGAATCAGCATTCCCATATCCATTAAAGATACGTATAGTTTCGAAACCACTATCACGTAATCTTTTAATAAAGTAACCTGCTGTCTTAAGTTTATTTTTTGTATGTTTATTAATCATTGTGTCAGAGAGGATATAATATACTTTAATTTAGTATGATCACTGCAATTATCAATAACTACAACGCCATAGTCTGTGTTTATATTGAAAACATACGTATCGTTTACATTTGATAGTAATCTAATATTATCAAAGTTAACTGGTATCGGCTTCAAATTATATTCCGCCTTGCCTATAGTAATAGCAAAATTATCTGTATTATGCCGCGCTCTATCTGTTAACTCTGCCTTTAACTCACCATCTTCTGTATAGAGATAAACTTTGTTAGTTTCTGATGCAAATGTACTACCTTTCAATAATTGTTGTATAGTATTTCTAACTACTTCAAAAGTAATATCAAACTTAAAGCTTCGTATTTTATCAAGATTTAAATTAGGCTTAGATAAAAATCCTTCTTCAAATAAATGATACTTAAACTTAACACCTTTACCTTTATACTCTATATTGTTTCCATTAATATTAAGATTAACTACATCTTCGTTAATTGTCTCAACAACACGAAACAACTTCTTAATATCCGGTACATTTATTGTAGTTGTAAATTCAGAAGCTAAAGCATATTCTGAAAATAGCACAAGGGTACTATCTGCCGATGAAACTAAGCAGCTAATACCCTCAGGCTTTATTTCAAAAATAGCACTATCGTTAATCTTAGATACAGAATCAAGATATCTTAAGAACTCACTACGATTTGTTATTTTTAGGACGCGATCCATTACTTGTTAATTTTACCTTATTAGACTTAATTAGCAATTGTTGAAGTTTAATTAATTCCTTTAGACTGTCATTTACACTATCAATACCCCTAGCTTGTTTCTCTGCTAACTCGATAAGCTTATCTACTTTACCGGGTTCTGAAAAGTCAAACTCAAACTGATTAGGGTCAACATCAACTACTTGTTGTGTATCTGGTTGCTGAATTACTTCTTCTTGTATTGGTGTAGTTACTATTTCTGCTAACTCGCGAGTTGCTTGTTCTACTGATACCGGTCCCGGGGCTACAGCCGGCCCCTCGGAAGGAGCCGGCGTAGTTTGCTGAGGGTTTTGTACAGGAGCTTGTTGAATTTGTCTTGGAGGTTCATTTACTGTTGGTGCCTTTAAGGCCCTATCAAATGCTTGTTTAACACCGTCTGAAGTAGGTCTCAGATTAGTTGATTGACCAACTAACATAGTATCTTGTTTTTTTTGTTCACCGTATACAGTTCCCATAAACTGCAATAACGCTGACTTTTCGTCATTTGTCATTATTACAGATCCTTAAGAAGCTCATCAATATCATCTTCAACACTTGCGGTACTAGCAGTCTCTGCAACAGGAGCAGTTTCAGTAGCAGGCGCAGACCACGGCGGTGCAGCTTCAGCTACAGGAGCTGCAGCTTGTACTTCTTCTTCTACTTTCATAAAGTAATGCTCATTAAGCATATCTTTAAGTTCGTCGTAAGATCTAAGAGGGAAAACCTCTGTCAAGGTAAATACATTTTCATAGATCTCTTTCTGCTGATCTTCTGATAAGTCGATCTTACCAGCAGTAGTAAAACGAGATGAAACGTATGTTGGGTAATCTCCTTGCTGCTCAACCTTTACCTTAAAGTTAACACCTTCAGGACCAAGATCGAAAATACGAGGACCGAACTCTTCAGCATCTTCACCTTCAATAGCCTCGGTAATAATCTTATGAAGCTGTTTACCGTAACGGAGCATTTTTACTTTACCGTTATTATCCGGATTAGTAGGATCATCGATAACATAGCAGTTAACAAGCCACTTTTCAATACGACGAATAGCTTGAGCTTTTTCTTTCTCTTCATCCGTACCCATTCGAGATGAGCGGAATCGTTCTTCTGCAATAGGATCACGCTCTCCGTAAGTCTGTGGACTTAGAGCTTGAACATATTGCCCAGTAGCAAAAGATACCCAACCATGATTGTAATAATGGAAGAATGTATCTTTTGGAGACTTCGCGAAAGGCAGAAGTCTAATTGTATAGGTATTACCTGGCTTGCAGGTAAGGATTTCGTTATAGTTGCTTTGGTTTTTACTCTCACTTGAAGCAAGAGCTCCTTTGATGCTTTCGAACATTGACATATTAAATGCACTCATACATGTATTATACGCTAGTTCCTTTCACAGTCAAGCATATCAGTGATAATTTTTATACCATTTTTTGCTTTTGTTTTTAACACATTAGAACTGTAAAATTTTGTTCTAGTTTGTGAAAATATACTAAAGAAGTCTTGAACAATAAAATTTAATACACTCGATTCGACCGTTTTTACTACCGAGTCAACCTTTAATGCGTGTAGTAAATAAAAATTAACCTTATGTTCTTGAAGATGTAATACGAATGTTGGCATATTTCCTGTAACATGGTTGATGTATTGAGGTAGTGTTAGTTGGTTAGTTTTACAAAACCCTACTACAAATTTTAATCCTTCTTTAAAGGTTTTTATACTCTCTTCACTATCCGGATCAGTTACCTCTTTCTCTTTCATGTATATTGTATAACATTTCAGAGCTTTACGTGTATTATAAAATTTAAGATCGTAATAATCGTCCTTAGAATATACCTTAAAAGGTGCTATAAACCAATCATGGTAGTTTATGTTGCTATGCTTGTTAAAAAATAGCGATAGTTTCTTAACTGCTATAAAATCTTCGTCTTTAAGTTTAGTAAAGTCTTTTCTAAACCGTGTAGGTTTATTTTGAGCGGATCTAGAAGCATACAAATAGCTATTGTAAATTGCTTCTTCCTTTTTGCTTATCATATATCAATATTCTTAGTATTATTTAAGTACTTGGTAATGTACTTAGATTGTGAGATCGTTGGATCAAACTGTAAGAATATTTTAACTAATTCAAAGCTAGTATCAACTGTTAATAGTTGTTTTAATAAGTCTCTTAACCGTCTTTCTTTAAGAAACAACACAAACACATTCTGAAGTGATAGCTTCTTACCTTTTAACAAACTACAATATGTGCAAAAACAAAGAAGCAAGTGTTCTGTTTCATAATTTATAAGCGAAGTGGAAGGTAAATTATTGGACATGATTAAAGTTTTTAATTAAATTTGCGAATTCCATTGTGAGCTTACCACCTGCTAGTTTATGCGAACCACCGCCGTTACAAAACGTTTTAGCCAGTATACTAAGATCGATATCACAATGCATACACCGTCTAAATGATACAGTATTAGTTTTTAAATTAACTACTATACCTATTTGAGCGTCATGCTTAGTCACCATATAGTTTGCAACTTCACTTATTGCATAATCGGCGAAGATCGCTACTGTTTTGTAGTTTTTAATCATACCGATATGTACACCATCGTTAAATTGATCTCTGAACTTACGTATAAACAGCTTAATAGCATTTTTCTCCTGTACTGTATACGGCTTAAATCCATCTTTATAGGCTTCGATAAATTTATCGACTTTTGGTCTGTTGTATGTTGTATGGATAGCATTTAGTTTGAATGAATCTTTATATTTGAGACCATAGCTATCATAGTCATCAATATAATCGATAAGTTTGTCTTGTGCTTCTGTTAACTCTAT